TGAATCAGTCGGCTGGTGACGTGTTGCAAGAAAAGTATGTTGAAGCGACGGAAGCTATCATGGTCGGTGAAGACCGTCTGTGGTACAACCAGGTTAACCAGATCGTGGGTGTCGATAACCCGCTGTCGATTATCAGCGGTCAACTGACGCCGTACACGTTTGCTCAAGTTATGACGAACGTGACGCAATGGGGCCTGAAAGCACCGCACGTGCTTATCGCTTCGGATATCTATCAGGATATCATCGGTAATTCGGAGTTCTACGCTGCTATCGATCCGGTTGCACGTCACGAACTGTTGCTGACCGGTGAACTCGGTGTTCTGTACGGCTGTACCGTTACGTCGGACGCATTCCGTCACCCGGAACACAAGGTGCTGAACCAAGGCGAATTCTTCGTGATTTCGGATGCACTGAATCACGGCGCGTACTCGGATCGCGGTGGCCTTCAATCGCAACCGACGGATATCAGCATCGAACGTATTCCGGGTCGCGGCTGGGTGATGTTCGAATCGCTCGCCGTGTCGGTAGCTAACTCGCGTTCGGTGGCCAAGGGTCTCCGTATCTAAAGTCGGTGAAATCGGGCGGGGACTTCGGTCCCTGCTTCAACAAACGCACACTAGGAAAGACATCATGAAAGTATACAATCGTGCTCTCGATTTCATGGCTCTGGCGATGGACCAGCACGCGCGTGGTCGGACTAAAACCGCAGCAAAGTTTTTCATGCAGGCATCGCAAAGTCCTGACCTGAAAGCTGCAATCGCTATTATCGAGGCATCGAATGCGCAAGCCTACACCGCAAAGGTGAAGGCCGAAGCTTCGCGCAAGACCGTTAAGGCATCGGCTGAAAACCAGGCACTCGCTGCTCTGGGTGCTGATGAAGACGAACTGTGCGCTGAGGTAGAACCGCAAGGCGAGCCGGAAGAAGTGGAAGATACCGCAATTGGTGAGGAAGACGCTGAAGACGACAGCATGTCGTTTGCTAACGCGCTGGCCTCGCTCAAGAAGCCCACCGTAGCCAAGAAGTAAAACCGTATGTATTAACGGCCCGCGCCCAGGATTTATCAGGCCGGGCCGTTTCCATTTGTGCTAAGGAATACTTATGGAATCTACAACAGAAGAGATTCAACCGATAGACTATCTAGTTCTCGCTGGGTTCATGGATAGATTCCAGCAGGTATTCGGATGTGCTAAATGTGCATACATTAATGCCAACGATAAGACCAAGATACTTAACCGTATTTTCGGTGAGGGCAAACCGCTGGAATATCCCTACGCATACTTCGAAATCAAGAGCATCGAGGCAAACGACGAGACATACAACCCGCATTATTTCATGCGCCGTGGTATGGTCCGAACCGTTAATTCGAACTCAACGCTTCAGACAGTACGGTTAATGCCTACCAATTTCGAAATCGAAATCACGTATGTAACCAATCGGTTCCAATCGGTAGCGCAGGGCTCAGTACTTGCATTTTCCCGGAGATGGCTGCTTGCCCGCCGTGGCGGATATCTCAAAACCTCAGTTGACTACGGTCGTATGCAACTCGGTATCGGAGTGACGCTAGATAAATCAGTAGTCACTCCTAGTCGTGAAAACATAACCGAAGCCGAAACCTCGTTCCCGGTTACTACGCGCGCCATCATCCATGGCTACGTGTCTGAACCTGTACCAGGATCAAAAGGCTTAGTCACACAGTTTAATGTTAATGCCTCAATTGGGGGTGTCAACAGTAGCAAAATCATAAGTTCGCAATTCCTCGCGTTTCCTGAAAAATCTTAGGAGGCTTTATGGCCACTCTGTTAATTAATACAGGCCGTGTTCCACAGCAAGTTGGAGTTATCCTCCCGAATGGCAAGAAGTCTACAACCCGGATCATGGGCCGCAGTCGTGGCACATTAGCCCCAGGCGTGACTGTTGATCCTAACTGGATCGCGCTTTACGGGAAATCCATCAAGGTTGTAGAACAGCAGCCCGTCATCTCAGTAGCTCCAGTATCCGTACCGGCTGTTGCTACTGCTACTACTGCTGCTGTTGTGGCACCTGTCACCCCCGTTGTAGCTGTAAAGGTATTTACGCCTAGTGCTGAGGTTGCGGCTGTTGCAGTAGAGCCCGAATCGGTTACGGCTAAGGAAGGGAGTAAGTAATGACAATCTCTGCTAACCAAGGTTCCAAAATCATCATCCAGGAAATTAACCTTTCCCAGGTGATTACTAGTGCTTCGACTTCGGTTGTTGCACAGGTTATTGTTTCGAATCAAGGTTCGACAACGCCTTTGCTGTTCACAAACGCTCAGGACTACATAGCACAATACGGTAACCCGAATCCGCAAATTTCGTTCGACGTATATTGTGGTAATGATTATTTCTCTGAGGGTAATCAGTTGTGGGGTCTTCGCGTTAGTGGTACGGGTGCCCTATACGCCTCGGTCCTGATGTGGACAGACGGAACCTCTACGTACCTGACTCCTATCACGGCTGGTGTAGTAAATCCGCTAGAACCGGACTGGCCGTCGTTGCTGCCTGTAGGCGAAAACAACGAAGCGATTGCCCTGTTCTACCCTAATCTGGGTCCGGGTTCGTATGCTGACGTGTACGCAATAGATATCGTCAGTTCGAATATCACGACGCCTACGGGGCTCGCGGTCACGAATAGTATGACGGGTGGCATATTAGTACCCGCTACGTATGAGTACCAGATTTCTGCAATCAATGCTAGCGGTGAGACCTTGGCATCAGAGCCAGTGACTACCGTAATTGCGGGTGCGGGTACTACGTACGCAAATACGTTGACCTGGAATAATGTCCCGTATGCTACTGGTTATAATATCTATGGTCGTACTGCTGATGCGATTGGATTGATCACTACAATTGGTCAGGGTACCTTAACGTTTACGGATACGGGCGCGGTCACCCCAAGCGCACAGCAACCGATTGTTACTCCTGCTGATGCAGCGACTCCGGTATCTACATTTACGCTGGATTTCTACAACACGACGCAGAGCACGATTTATCCGGTGGAATCGTTCCAGTGCTCACTGACTGATTATGTGAATAGTCAGGGTGTAGAAACTGAGCTTGAGCAGGCAATCAATCCGTTCTCGCAGTATTTGCAAGTGACTTCGAATGTGCCCTCGCTGATCACGGTACCTACGGTTGATTCAGTATCGGTCACAGCCATGGCTGGTGGTGATTCGGGCGCGCTTCCGACTTCGGATCAGATTGCAGCAGCTTGGGCAACGTTTGCAAACACCCAGCTTTACAAGATCAACATATTGTTGAACTCTGGCCACGCAGATCCTACGATCCAGTTGGCAATGGATTCTCTGGCTCAGTCACGTGGTGATTGCGTTGCGCTTCTGGACGTGCCTTCTGCATCGCAGGCATTCCAATCGGCAATCAATTACCGGAATCTGAACCTGAATCTGAATAGTACGTACAGCGCATTGTTCAGCCCCGATATGCTAGAAGCCGATACCATTAACGGGACGCAGGTTTATGTTCCGTTCTCTGGCTGGGCCGCTGCTCTGTGTGCCAGAACCGACCGCGTAGCCAACCCTTCGTTCTCGATTGCGGGTCTGAATCGGGGCTTGGTTTCGGTCCTGGGTACGCGCTACACGTACGATCAGGGCGAAATGGACGATCTGTTCCAGGCACAGGTGAACTACACGCAGACGTTTGTCGGCCAGGGTATTGCGCTCTGGGAACAACAGACGCTGAGTGCGCAGTTTAGCGCCCTGTCGTGGCTGAGTGTGCGCCGGATCATTAACGTGATCAAGGTCGCGCTCTATCAGTTCCTGCTCTACTCGTTGCAGGAGCCTAACGATGACTTCTTAGGTCGTCAGATCGTAGCTAGCTGTTCGGACTACCTGCAAACGATTCAGAACGCGCGAGGTATTAGTTCGTTCACGGTCGTTTCTGATACATCGAATAACACGGCGCAAGACTTTAACAGCGGCGTGCGCAACGTTACGGTCATTATCGTGCCAGTGATACCAGTCCACATCATTAACCTTCAGGTTGTGGTTTCGAAGCAAGGTGTGTCGTTCACTGAAGCCCTTTCACAAGTAACACCGGGCTAGCCTAGCGGAGTGGGATTCGTCCCACTCCCTTAAACAAAAGGTGAGGAATATGAAACTCAACGCAGCAGCCCGTTTGTTGGCCGCAGATGCTCCGGTTATTGCCCCCTCGGATTCATACAAGTCTACGAATGAACGAGAATTCCAGGACCGTAAGCGCGATAGCGAACACGAACGCAAGAAAGAAGCCCCCGAACCCGCAGCACCTAGCGCAGAAGCTTCGTCTACTTCGGTTTCCGAAGGTTTTGACCTTCCGCAAACAGATGCACAGTATGCGGGCGTGAACACTATTAAGGCATCCTTGCGCCTGTTAGCTGATAACCTTCATACCGAAGATGATCCGCTGACAATGGACATGGAGGACGCAGCCGTTATAAAAGCTGGCGACACCTCAGACGGTAATGTATTTCCTTTGGACTACGGATTTAATATGGTAGGTGAAGAAGGGAATACTAACTATATGAATGTGCAGGCCGCAAAGGAACGTATCGAGAGTGATGCAGATCCTAAACTGTTTGGCTTAGCCTCGCAACCGCTGGGGTAGACATATGAATGCACTGCATCGGCTATACGCTACTAATGTCGTGCACTCAGATCTGGATAGTCTGGATCACGAGTACATTCAGACAGTAGAGAATTTGTTTCGAGACCTTAAGAAACGCCATCTGCCCGCGATTCTGAACAAGCCTGATTACTCGATTAGCTTTCGTTGCGAGATTTCGCGCGTGCTTCGTGTACTCATGTTACTTGGGTTCGATGATTACGACGCTGAAGAAGGTAATGTGCACCTGTTGCGCAAACAGAATCATCAAATCAGTATCAGGGAACCTCGCAGCGGGTGGGATCCTGTTCTTCAGGTTATAAACTAAGGAATACATTATGACACGTAGCTCACTTTACGACGCACAAGCTGTAGCAGATCCCGCACAGTCTTGGAACTTCGACTTGTTTTTACCCGCTATTCCCGGTTCCTCAAATACGAGCGCGCTGACGTACAAATGTATGAGTTCGGGTCTTCCGGGCTTT